AAAATTTATGGTAACTTCAATACCAACTGATACAACTCTTACAATAGAAGTAGAATCTAATGAGTCTGGATCAGGTGCATCAACATCTGGTGGTATTAGAGTTAAACATTATTATCCTGTTGGACCAGCAGCTGAGGTTGCATCTACAGGTTTTGGACTAGGTCCTTGGAGTGGTTTTAAAACGGGTCAATTTACATCAACGTTATCGTCATCAATAAATACATCTGTAACTTCTTTAACAATGGCTAGCTCAACATCTTTTCCAGCATCTGGAACCGTATTGATTGATAATGAATTAATAACTTATACAAGCAATAGTGGTGGTACTTTATCAGGATTGAGTAGAGGAGCATCTGGTACAACAGCAGCATCACATTCATCAGGTGCAACTGTAACTGATGCATCAAACTTTTTTGCATGGAACGCTGCAGCATCAGGAGATATTGTAACAGCACCAGGTATATGGTCATTAGATAATTTTGGTAATAAAGTTATTGCAACAATATCAAATGGTGAAACATTTGAATGGGATTCAAATCCTACAACAGCAAACAGCACAAGAGCAACTGTTGTAACAAGTGCACCAACAGCATCTGCATTTAGTTTAGTATCTACACCAGATAGACACTTAGTATTTTTCGGAACAGAAACAACAATAGGCACACCTTCTACACAAGATCCAATGTTTATAAGATTTTCATCTCAAGAAGATATTAATACATATCAACCAACAGCTACTAATACTGCAGGTACACAAAGACTTGCAGATGGATCAAAAATTATGGGATCAATTAGAGGTAGAGATGCAATTTATATTTGGACAGATACTGCATTATTTATTATGCGTTTTGTTGGTCCACCATTTACATTCTCATTTCAACAAGTTGGTACAAACTGTGGATTGATAGCACAGAATGCAGCTGTTGAAGTTGATGGTGCTGCATATTGGATGTCAGAAAATGGTTTCTTTCGATACACTGGTAAACTAGAATCACTACCATGTTTAGTTGAAGATCACGTTTATGATGATATTAATTTAATTCCAAGACAACATATTAATGCTGGACTTAATAATTTGTTTGGTGAAATTATGTGGTTTTATCCAAGTTCAGGTTCTGGAACTGTTAATAGAATGGTAGCATACAATTATCTAGACTCAAGTCCCGAGCGACCAGTATGGACTACAGGAACACTTGCTAGATCAACATGGCAAGACTCAGCTGTGTTTGGTAAACCTCATGCAACAGAATATGATTCAAGTGCAGAAACAGCTGACTCAGATGTTAACTATGTTCATGGTAACACTGATGGTGCAACAACATATTATGAACATGAAACAGGATTAAACCAAGTTAAAGAAGGTGCAACAACTGCTATTACCGCATCAATAGAATCTGGAGATTTTGATATAGGTTCACAAGGTCTTGCTGGCGATGGTGAGTTTATGATGAAAATAAGAAGAGTAATACCAGACTTTTTAGCACAAACAGGTGATGCAAGAATTACATTAAATTTAAGAGACTTTCCAAATGATGCATCAGCTAGTTCTACATTAGGTCCATTTACTGTTACAAGTGGCACACAAAAAATAGATACACGTGCTAGATCTAGATCAATATCATTAAAAATAGATAATACTGGTACAAGTCAGTTTTGGAAACTAGGTACATTTAGAATTGATTATCAACCGGATGGAAGAAGATAATGGCTAGAATAGTACAAGCATTAACACAACCTAATGAAAAATACGATCAACAGATTCAACAATCTTTTGTAAGAGATGTGGATAGTATTGTACAAAAATTAAACACTACCTATCAACAAGATTTAAAAGACGAATCTGAAGCGGAGGCTTTTTTCTTTGGCTAATTCATTTGTAAATAAAAAAGTAGATTTAACTACTACTAGCGCTACGACGTTATACACAGTGCCTAATTTTACAACTTCTATTGTAAAATCTATATTAGTATCTGAAGACTCTGGAAATGCTGATACAATTACAGTTACTATTACAGATACATCAGATGCTGTATTTAGCTTATTTAAGACTAAATCTATATCAGCAAATGGAACAACGGAATTATTATCAGCACCTTTAGTATTACAAGAAAGTGAAGTATTAAAAGTGACTGCAGCAACAGCTAATAGACTACATGTAGTTCTCTCGGCCTTACAATCTAAGCCTAGAGATGTTACAACATAGTCTTGATTTAGTTGTAAAAAACAAGTATTAATATAAATTCAGGTAAAATCCCTGCTATAAACTAACGGAAAAAATTTATGATCTCAAGAGCGCATATGCGTAGACAACTACGTGCTAAAGGTGGAATAACAGATGTTGTTCAAAGAACAAACTATTTGTTTGGTGGTATTAAAGATAGAATTAGAAAACTAATTCCTAATGAAATTGCAGATGTTGCAGTAAAAGCTGCACCATTAGTTGCTATGATTCCAGGTCAACAAGGAACAGCAGCATTAATGAGAGGTATTGGTAGATTTGATCAAAGAGGTAGTATTAGTGATGCACTTAAACAAGGCGCATTAACTTATGCTGGTGGTAAATTATTTGGCGCTGGAATGGAAAAAATTGGTTTAAGAGATCCTGGTGCTAGTGGAATAGGTGAATTTTTTAACGAAGGAACTAGAAGCAAAGCGGGTAGTTTATTTAGTAGACAAACAACAGACTCAGCATTTAAAAAACCAAATATAAAAGATATAACTGATGGTAGTAAAAGTTTACTATCAGGAACAAGAGATTTAATAAAATCAGGTTTTAAAGCATTACCTAAAGGAGTTGCAGCGCAACTAGCAGCAGGTGGTATCACAGCAGGTGCTTCTTTATTAGCAAGTTATTTTCAAGGAGATTTTAGAGAACAAGAACCAGGTGAAACTATGGAAGAATATTTAGCGGCAAGAAAAGTAGCAGTTGGTAAACAAATGAGAACTTATATGGATAACTATTATGCAAATGACCCAGAGTATTCTGCATTAGATGATGCAGGTAGAGATATGTTTGTTGCAAGGTACAATGTTAAAGATGGTGGTAGAATAGGATATCAAACTGGTGGTATTAGTTCAGCTAATACACTCGCACAAAACATAGCTCGTAATAGAGCTGCACAATCTGCGTTTCAACAATCTATTGCACCTGCACAAGAAGCAGTTAGACAAAGAATGAGAGGTGTTCCAGAACAACGTACAACGCAAGCACAAGAGCCAGGAATTTTATCTCAATTAGGAAATCAAGCTAAAAATTATTTATCTAAACAATTAACAACAGAAAAACTTATTCCTGGTTTACAACCAAGTATTGATAATTTACAAAATATAATTGATAGTTCTACTGATCAAAATGATTATTTTAGAAAATCAACTTCTGATATGATTCAAAAACTTTCAGAGGGATATGGAAAAGCACCAATAGTTGGACCTTTAAATCAAGCTTTAATAGAAACAACAGCACCTGTTTTATCAGCTGTAACTAGTCCTTTTTATGATGGATATGAAGCTTACAAAAGAATGGAACCAGGTTCTGGTATATCTGGATTTGCAAAAGCTTTTGATGATGAACAACCTTTAGATGCTATAGCAAATAGATTTATAGGTGCAGCAGAACCTCTTGCAAATCGTATTACAAATGTTGGAACCTCTATAGGTGAAGGAGTTTACAATCTATTAAACTCAGAAGCTGATAAAGAAAGACAAGCAGAAATAGAAGCTTTAGATTTTGAAAATAATCCACAAAATTATCAATCAAATCCAGACGAATCTGGATATAAAAGTTTACTAAGTCGTCTTGGTCAAAAAGATGTAGATATTCTTGTACCAGGTGAATCTTTCGAAGACAGTCAAACAAGACAAAAACAGCAAGCAATGAATACTAGACAAAAAATTAATCAAGAGTTTCAAGATTATTTAGATAAACAAGGATATCAAAAATATTTAAGTGACAGAGAAATTTATCAATCTGCTCCAGCAATTATGGAAAGAGAAAATAAATTAAAAGAAGAATTAAATAGACTTGCAGCTTTAGATACAGACGTTGCAGAGGATTTTGGTTTTGCTAATATATTAAATGACCCTAATTATAGAAAAGAAATGACAGGTTATACAGTTGATCGAGAACGAGGACAAACTCCAGTTTATCGTAATCTATCACCTGAAGCATTACAAGAAAAATTAAGTAGTTCATTAGAAAATGTTTTTAATCAATATGGAGTTTTTAATAATCAATTTAGAAAAGATCCATTAACTTCAGGTCAATATTCAACTTTACGTAATCAATTAGAAGATCTTAAAAAGTATGGAAATGTAGATCCAAAATACTCTGAAAGAATTGATTATATAATGCCAGAATCTTTTAGTAATATAGAAGATATTCGAAGAAGATTAGATCCAAATAGAGCTAGATTTAACACACGTGATCCATCTAAACGATTTGATTATGGAGATGTAGAATTTAAACAGGGGTCTGGTTTAACTTTACCTAGTGAGTTTTATAAAGACATATTAGATAGATCACAAGGTCTTCCATCTCAATTTCAAGGATATGGAAAAAATTTACTTAAACAATTACAGGCTATGAAATCAGGCGGCAGGGTTGGTTTGATGGGTGGAGCTATGCCAACAGGTATCATGAGATCAAATCAAGCAGGAGTCATGGAACGAGACTACAGAGACAAAGGTGGCTTTGTGCCAGTAGGTATCAAAGAAAAAGCAGATGATGTACCAGCTATGTTATCAAAAAACGAGTTTGTAATGACGGCTAACGCTGTTCGAGGAGCGGGCAACGGGAGCATTGAAAAGGGAGCACAAAGGATGTATGATACAATGAAACGATTAGAAAAGAGAGCAGTATAATGGCAATAACAGAAACAAGAACATTACCACCAGAATACGTAGAAGCATTAGGTAAAACATATGCAGCAGATCTTACAAGACAAGCTGGTATACCTAGTATTACTACAGCAACAGCTCAACAACCAGGTGAGACTGCAGAACAGTTTGCACAAAGACAAACGCAAGCACAACAGTTTGGTATTACAAGAGCAGGTATGGCTGAACTTGCACCGCAAGTTGCAGCGCAAGATGCATTACAAGCAGCAGCATACACACAAGCAACAGACCCAACAACAGGTCTTGGAGCATTTCAACCTTTCTTAACAAAAGCCGGAACAGCAGCAGATGCAGCAACAGGATTAACTGGAACAGGGGCAGGAACAGGCACTGGATCAGTAGCTTCTTACATGTCGCCTTATCAACAACAAGTTATAGATGCTACATTAACAGAATTTGATAGACAAAAACAAATACAACAAAACAAATTAGCAGCTCAAACATTAGGTATACCTGGTGCATTTGGTGGTGGCCGTGAAGGTGTACAAAGAGCTGAGTACGATGCATCGAGTGACAGGAATCGAGCGGCTGTACAATCTAGTTTATTACAACAAGGTTTTCAACAAGGACAAGCTGCAAGACAACAAGACTTTGCTAATCAAATGGCTTTATCTAATCAACAAAGAGGATTAGGTGCAGCAGCTCAAGACTTTAGTAGAGCACAAATATCAGGCCTTGGTACATTAGGTGCACAGCAACAAGCACAAAACCAAGCGATACTTGATGCACAAAGACAAGCATCACAAATGGCAATTGATGATCCAAGAAGAAGATTATCAATGTTAGGTCAAGGCGTAGCTGGTCTGTCGGGTCTAGGAAGTGTACAAATAGGCGAGGCTCCACAAGCAGCTCAAGCTAGTCCATTAACAACAGCTTTAGGTTTAGGTTTAGCAGGTGCTGATATCTATGGAAGGATATTTAAGTAATGTCTAGAATATTAAAACGACCTATGTTTCGAAGAGGTGGTAAAGTTAACGAAGGTATTATGTCTGGTCTTGTTGATAGAGAAAACTATGCTGATAAAGGTTTTGTTGGAAATATAGATAGAGAAAATTTAAAAGCAAACACACAAGCTATAACAGAACTTTTAGAAGAGTTTACACCTATTGCTAAAACAAGACTACCTATTGGTCAGTTTGGTTTAAACATAGCATCAGGTATGAATATAACAGATGCGTTAAGAGATCCGTATGCACAGTTTACAAAAGCAGATGATTTAAGAAGAGCGCAAATAGCTAAAAGAGGCCAAGGCGCTGTATCTACCGCACTTAGTATGGAGTTAGAAAGATTAAAACAAAAACCAAAAGAATTTACAAGAACATTAACTCCAGCTCAAGTTAAAGAACAATATCCTAGTTTACCTGAAGGTTCAATTGTTCAAATAAAACCAGATGGCGAAGCTAAAATTACTAAACCAGATGCTGCTTCAGTTAAGAAAAGAGCAGATTTAAAAAGCACAATTGGTTTATTAAATAGGGTTGAAGAAAAATATATTGAACTAGGTAAACCTGTTTCAGGTCCTTTTAGTGTAGATCCAGATAGGTTAAAAGGACAAATAGGACAATTTTTTGGAACAGAAAAAGGTAGAGATTATGCGACTTTAAAATCCGATATAGATAAAACAACCACATTCTTAACACAAGCTATATCTGGTGCACAAGTATCTGAACAAGAAGCTGAAAGAATTAGAAGATTAATTCCACAATTAAATGATACTGAAGCTCAGTTTGAATCAAAACTTAAAAGTTTACGATCGTATTTAGGAGAAGCAGTTAAAAATTATGGAGGAGATGTAGAAGAATTAATGAAAGCAGGAGTATCTGCTGCAGATTTTTTACCAACGAGACAAAAAGAATTAGAAGACATGTCTGACGAAGAGTTAAAAGCATAC